AAGAAGAGAAATATGCTAAAGATGTTACAAGAGAATATAATAGACATCCATTTAGAGAGTATATAAAGAAACCTAAAGAATATATAGAATTATGAATTATCCTTTTTGGGTTAATGACTTTAATAGAATATCTAACTACCAACATACATACCCACTTGCACTTGAAATATTTGAACAACCACAATCTTTTTGGTATGGTGATAATCCTAAGAAACCAAAGAAACATATGGAGAAATCCATACAAAGGTTGATTAAAAGAGCATATCCTCAACTACCTGTATTAGTAATGTATAATATACCAAACAGAGATGTTGGACAATATTCCAAAGGAGGAGCTAAAGATAAAGAAAGATACCTAGATTATGTAGAACGATTTACAAGAGGAGTTGGTGAAAACGAATGTATAATTATATATGAACCCGATGCTTTACCACATTCAACCTTACTTAGTGAAGAAGATAGCGAGTGGAGGTTACAATTAATGAAACAAAGTTTACAAATGTTAACAGATAATTGTAATGGTATCGTTTATGTAGATGTTGGACATTCGGCATGGCTACATCCAAAAGATGCAAATGAACTATTAAATAAGGTAAGTAATCCTAAAGTTAGAGGGTTTTCTGTAAATTCTTGTAATTATAGAAGTACAGAAGAGTGTATCTCATGGGCTAAAAAACTATGTAGATATAGAAAAACAGATAGTTTTGTTATAGATACATCTCGTAATGGACAAGGGCCACTTGAAGAAGAGTGGTGTAATCCAGTTGGAAGAGGATTGGGAGAGTTTCCCAGTACAATAACCAAACATAGATTATGTGATGCATATTTATGGGTTAAGATACCAGGAGAATCAGATGGTAAATGTAATGGAGGACCTAAAGCAGGAAAATTTTGGGGAGAACAAGCAGAAGAGTTAGTTAAAAATAAGAAAGTAAATTAAATTAATATGAAAAAGATGATGAGTGGATTGAAAAAAATCCTTTTAATAACAGTAATTATTGGTGGAATAGTTTTTATGGTGAAATATTTCGATTTCCCACCAGATTCAATGACAGGTTCCGCAATAAAAGGAGTTGAGAAAGCTAACAAATATAGTATTATAGATACAACTGAAGTACAACTTGTAGGAGAGGATATACAAATCCTCCTTCAGAATGATGAGTTTCAATTACTATTAAAAGATACAATTGCGTTTGATGAACTTATTAATTCTCCTAAATTTATAGAACTTGTAGGAGATACTGAAATAGATACCGTTGTGTTGAAAGAGTTTATTAGAAAACTTAAATAATATGGATGATAAATTAGAGGGACTATCAGACTTTAGTGACTTTATATTATTAGAATCACTAAGAATGATTATGAAAGATAAAGATATGAGATATGATTATATCCATATGGATACTGTACCAGTTAGGGAAAAACTAAGAGATATAGATGAGATGGTAAAATATGCAGAATTAAATGAGTTGTATGAAGAATGTGCAGTTCTAGTTGATATGAGGAAGCAGGTTATGCTATACAATCTATAACGAATAATTAAATAAAAAAGAATGGAATATAAACTATTTAAAGTAACCGCATTAATGGATATGGGTGAAGAAGCACCTGTTATCTTCACATTTGATTTACCAGCACCCGATGAAAAGGGTGTAAATGGTGCGTTAAGTAAGATGGATACTATTAGAAAAGTATTATCAGTTGAAGAAACAGAGAAACCAATAAGTGAAGAATATATAGATGATTCACTTGAGGGTGGAACTTTTTAGAGAAAAAGCTTGGATATATCAAATTTATTTTGTATCTTTGTATACAATAATTAAAAACAGGTTTCAAAAAACCACAATACTTATATGAAGATGAGTGAAACTTATATTATAAATTTTACAAATTACTACAAGAAGAATACATACTTTACTAACTTTACAGCAACCGCTGATAGAGTGACCTTCTATACATCAGATACGATAAATTTAAAAACCAATTAATGAAAAAATCGTTAACATATGATGATATTCAATTAGTACCAAGTTACTCGAATATTTCATCACGAAACGATATCAAATTACATACTAACCTTTCCAAACGATATAAACTACGAAATCCAATCGTAGCATCTCCTATGGATACAGTATGTGATGAAGATATGGCATATAAAATGTTCACTCTTGGTGGAGTTGGATGTATACATAGATTTAATAGTATAGAAGAACAAGTAGAAATAATAAAAAAATTACATCACAAAATTTACTTAGATGAAAAATCAGTTAAAGAATGGAATGGATTGGTTCCTATTATGGCTGCAATCGGAGTAAGTAAAAGTGACAAAGAACGTGCAACTCAGTTAGTAAAAGTAGGATGTAATGTCCTATTAATTGATGTTGCTCATGGTCATCACAAAAACGTAAAAAAAATGTTGAAGTGGTGCAAAAATAATCTTGATGAAAAAGTGGATATAATCGCTGGTAACATCGCTACGAAAGAAGCAGCTCAAGAATTAGAATCTTGGGGAGCTGATGGATTGAGAGTTGGTATTGGAGGTGGTTCACTTTGTACAACAAGATTAAAAACAGGTTTCGGTATTCCGAATGTAAGTTGTTTGGAAGATATCATATCAGTTGCAAAAACACCCGTTATGGCAGATGGGGGAATTCGTTCAAGTGGTGATATATCAAAAGCTCTTGCATTAGGTGCGAGCCAAGTTATGTTAGGTTCCTTAATCGCTGGTACAGACGAAGCACCAGGTAAGATTTTGGAAACAAGTAGAGGTTTATATAAAAGATATAGAGGTTCGGCTTCATTAGAAACCAAAGTAACACATGGTCAACAAGCTAGAAACGTGGAAGGCGAATCCACTACAATTCCCTACAAAGGAGGAGTAAAGTTTATAGTGAATGGATTATTAGATGGAATAAAATCAGCACTCTCTTATGGAGGTGCAGAAACATTGAAAGATTTTAATCCATCTTATGTTGTTGTTACTAATTCTGGTTTGAATGAGTCAAAACCACATTTGTTATAGGAAACCGCAAATTAAATTAAATTAACAAAAATTAACAATTATGAAAAAACTATTATTAGTTGGATTGATGCTCTTAATGAGTATCACAACCTTTGCACAAATTAGTGGAAAGGTATTTGACATCGAGACTAAAGACCTTCTACCAGGTGCAACCATTGTCGTTCAAGGAACAACAAGTGGTACAGTAACTGGATTCGATGGTACATTTATTCTTGATGTTGTAGTAGGACAGTTGTTGGATGTTTCATACATAGGGTATGAAACTATAACAGTATCTGCAGAGAGTACATTGATAATCTACTTAAAACCAGACCTAAATCAATTAGGTGAGGTAGTAGTGACTTCTGGTGTAGTTGATATAGCAAAAGTAAGGAAAACTCCTGTTGCTTTATCAACTATTTCTCCATTGGAGATTCAGTTGAAAACCGGAAATCAAGAGTTTCCTGAAATCATGAACAAAACTCCAGGAGTTTACGCTACTAAACAAGGTGGTGGTTATGGTGATTCACGAATCTCTTTAAGAGGATTCGACCAAAGAAATACATCTTTCCTTATCAATGGGCAACCAGTAAATGATATGGAAAACGGATGGGTTTATTGGTCAAACTGGCAAGGTTTAACAGATGTTGCAAGTGGAATTCAATTACAAAGAGGATTGGGTTCTTCAAGACTAGCCGTGCCATCGGTTGGTGGAACGGTTTCAATCTTTACAAAAGCTGCAGAAGCCAGAAAAGGTGCTTCAGTAAAACAATCAGTTGGTAATGATGGGTATTTAAAAACTACCGCATCTATATCAACAGGATTATCTGATAATGGATGGGCTACATCTGTGTTACTTTCTAAATGGGAAGGTGATGGATATATCTATAATACAAAAGGAGAAGGTTACACTTACTTTTTTGCATTAGGATATGCACCTGAAGATTCAGACCATTCTGTTAACTTTTCTTTCTTAGGTGCTGGTCAATGGCATCATCAAAGAGATGTTTGGGTTTCTATTAGAGATTACCAAAATTTCGGTGAAGAAGGAATTGATAGAAGATGGAATTCCAATGGTGGTGTTTTAAATGGAGAAGAATTCTCAATGAGAAGAAACTTCTACAACAAACCATTAGCAACACTTAACTGGGATTGGGATATTTCTGATAAACTTAAATTAGCTACATCATTATATGGTTCAGCCGGTAGAGGTGGTGGAACAGGTCCTCGTGGAAATAACTATCGTAACGGAGTTACTGATATACTTCCATTTAGAAAGGATTTAACCGAACACTACTTAGAAAATGGTAGAGGTTCACGAACTGCAGATGGATTTATAGATTTTGATGCAGTTGTTGCTAACAATCAATCCACAACAGACCCATATAGTGGAGCTATTGGTGGGTTTGATGGCCAGTTAATTGGTTCAAATGGATTCAGAGATGATAGCGTTAATAGAGAAGTTCTTGTAAGAAGAGCATCTATGAACTCTCATGACTGGGTTGGAGCAATCTCTAACTTAGAATATGAAAGTGGAAATTGGAAAACATCTATCGGTATCGATTTAAGAAACTATACAGGTTATCATTACAGAGTATTGAACAACCTTATGGGATTAGATGGATATTACTCAACGGGTAATAAAAACTCTGCTGGTCAGATTATCAATACTTTGGTGGAAGCTTCTCCATTCAAAGGTACTGGTCTAGATGGCCCTAAAATTGATTATTATAATGTTGGTAAAGTTGGATGGCAAGGTGTAAATGGTTTAGTTGAATATAACAACGAAACTATTTCAGCTGTTTTACAAGTAGGTGGTTCAAACCAATCATTTCAAAGAATTGATTATTTCGACCAACCAGGTAATCCTGAATCAGATACAAAGAATCAAGGCGGTGGATACATCAAAGGTGGTGCAAACTACAATATTGATGATAAACAAAACGTATTCTTTAATGCTGGTGTAATTTCAAGACAGCCACAGTTTGGAGCAGTATTTCCTAACTATGCAAATGATGTTAATCCAGATTTACAAAACGAAGAAATTAAATCATTCGAATTAGGATATGGTTTCATTGGTAATAACTTTAAAGTTAATGTTAATGCATATTCAACAGTATGGGGTAATAGATTTGTTACAAGAAGTTTATCTAACCAACAAGGTGTAGATGGTTCGGCTCAATTTAAAGATATCGATGTTGCACATAAAGGTATTGAACTTGAAACTTCTTATAACCCAACAGATAAGTTGAGATTAAAAGGTATGTTATCAATCGGTGATTGGAGATATACTAAAGATTTTTCAGCAGAATTATTTGATGACCAACAACAATCAATCGGTACAGGTACATTATACCTAAAAGATGCTAAGGTAGGAGATGCGGCACAGTTCACATCTTTCATTGAAGCTGATTATGAAGTAATTGATGGATTGCGAGTTGATTTAGGATATAGGTTCGTAGATGGATTATATGCCGATTATTCAATTACTGATTCAGAATTTACTGTACCTGATAACGCAGGAGCTTTAAAATTACCATCTTATGGATTGGCTGATTTGGGAGCAACTTACTCATTTGAGTTATTCGGAAACAGTAGTACGTTTAGAGTTAACGTAAATAACTTATTTGATACTTATTACATTGCAGAATCTAACACTAACATCCACGCAGATGCTAGTTCACAGACATGGAATGGAGTAGATACGAGAAACTCAGTATGGTTCGGATTCGGACGTACTTTTAATACTTCTCTAAAAGTAAGATTCTAAAAAATATTTACATATTATAATATTATAAAGGGGGAGTTCGAAAGTTCTCCCTTTTTTAATATAATATATTTATATATAATAGAGTAACGAGGTTCTTATTCGTCATGAATATATTAATAATATCTAACATACGGTGTGGTGGTTTTTACCTCATGAAAAGTCTGGCCAGAACTTATGGGTTGCAATACAAACACGAACCTAAAAACATACCAAACAATGTATCACAATTAGTGGTAAAAATTCATGTAACTGCTAGTATGATGAATGAAACTGATTTATCTAGTGGTGAATATAGGGGAACAAATGAAAAGTGGTGGATTGCTCTTTCTAACAGATTTGACCATACTATTATATTAGATAGAAAACCAACACTACAACATCTTCAATCTATATATTATATGTATCATGTATCAAAAGATATGAGACTCCAATGGACATGGGATATTAAAGATGTGGATGTATCTTCAAGGAAATGGAACAAATATTTACATAATAATATTATTGTAAGTGAGCGATTAAAATGGATATCTGGTGTACTTAATAAAGAAGTTTGTTTTTATGATGATATATATTACAAGAATAAAACAGGTTGTTTGGGTGAATTGGAATTTAAACCTGATTTAAATGAAAAATTAAGAAAAAATATACACAAATAGTTGTATATGTCAAATAAATTTCGTATATTGGTAATATGATAGAAATTATACAGTATATTCTTATTGGAATGATGTGGGCCAAGATATGGGAACGTATAGAATGGAAGTACAATAATAGAAACACAACTAACGGTGATATATTTGTCCATATTTTATGTTGGCCCTTTTTTGTAATTGTATTTATAGTAGGATGGTTTCGTGGAATTTTCTTTGATTCTGATGACGAATGAAGGAAACAAGTCAAATACTACAAATATTAGAAGGTTGGGGAAATGTAATCAAAGATAAATTTGATGCAGTGGATATTGTTACGAAAGATTTATCCAAAAAAAGATTACTTGAATGTAATCCGTGTCCAATACGACAGGGTAATAGTTGTTCTACTAATATATATGGGTATCATATTAAAACAAATGAAAGAAAAAGGGGATGTGGTTGTAATATATCCGCTAAAACTTTATCTCGCTCATCACAATGTCCTTTAGGAAAATGGTAATATGATAATATTTAACACAAAACAAGCAAAAGGATTGCTCAATATACATGATTATCTAGTTCATAATAAGAACACAATGGAGATTGAAAACCATTTAATAGATAAGTTACTCGTAGAAATTATAGAAGCTTTAAAAGAAGGATGTTATACAACCGAAACTCAGCGTAAATTAAACGAGGCCAGAAATATTTGGTTATTAAGCCAGCCTTGGACTTGTAGTTATTGTTTGAAATCTACTAAAGAAATTGAGTATGATTACCTAAGTGGATATGACCATTTAGAGTGTGTGTTAAAAGAATAGGGATTTAAAGAAGGGTTGTAATAAATTTAAGTAATTTTACTCACATATTATTTATCCCACCATTTTATCAATCTATTCATTCCAATATAAAACACCACCAATATAGTAGCACACTTAAATAGAAGTATAAGGTTTTCCATCTTATATATAAATATGATATTTATTAACAGATATACAACAATATGTTAGAAGAACCCAAATTATCTTCAGAAGATTTCTATATATCCTCAAAGGGATATGTTGTTTTTACAAAACACTTTCATCTCAAACGAGGATATTGTTGTACAAATGGATGTAAACACTGTCCTTATAATTTTAATTTAAAATAACAATGAGTATATTTTCTTTTGGAGCCAGTCATAGTGAAGGTTATGTAGATTTGAGTTTCGCGGCGTTTGATAAATATCGAGAATGGTTGGGTGTTGATACGTCAAAGAATATGCCTCCAACTTGGATTGAAATACTTGGCAATAAATTTAATTGTGATTATAAAAACTTCGGTAAAGGAGCTGCATCAAATCAAGAAATTTTCTTTCAACTTGCTGGCCAAATTACGAATATTAAAAAAGGAGACATAGTTATTATTAATTGGGCCTCATCACTTAGATGTTTGTGGCTTAAAAATCATGAAATTGTAAGTATCTCCCCTCAGAACAAAATACAAGAAAACGTAGAACAGATAATTCCATACATAAAAGAAACATATGAGATTATTGCTAAAAAAAGAAGTTCTCCAAAATGGTTAATTGAAATACAAAGGTATGAAGATGTAATAGATGCACTTGCGGAAAGTATTGGGTTTGATGTTTATTATTGGTTTACCGATGATGTCTTGTTAGCTACAACAAAGGAAGATAAAAATTATGAACAAAATAAAAGAAAATATCTTCTTAGTGATTTGATAGAACTTAATTATGGTAAACAAATATTTGAAATATTAAGTTTAGATATCAATGTTTTAAATAAACTCGGCACTAATAAATGTTTTATCGATGAAAAAGTAAATACTGATATCATAAATAAAATACAAGAGCTCACTTTTTATAGCCCTATGTGTTGTATATTATTTGATATTTTACGTAAATATGGAGCAACAACTTTAATACAAGAAACAAATGGTGTAGTTCCTGATAAGTATCATTTAAGTCAGGTGGGACATAAAGTTCAAGCGGAGTTATTTTATTCGTATATAACAAATACACCATATCCTAAAATATTAACAAATGATACAGAAAATAAAACTATCAACAGATAATCGTATGTTAAGAATAGGGGGAGGTTACCATAATGGTATACCTTTCTTTCGTATAGATTTATGGTGGGTCGGATATCGTATAAGTAAATTTATCAAACCAACTAAAAATATTAAGTTACCAAATCTGGTAATTTTAAATCCAAAATAATTATGGAAAGAGATGAAAGAATAAGAAAGTCAACGATAGCGAGAATAAAAAGAAAAAAGGTAAAAGAAACGTTGGAAACAATAGACAAAAGAAAAAGAGCTGATTTAAAAAATCAGGACAAAAAAGAATCTAAACTAAAAAAGAAACATCATGATGGAAAATAAAACAATAATATAATGAAACGATTACACAGATTTAAAAACAAAGGATATCTTGGTGGAGTTTGTCATGGTATAGGAGAATATACAGGAACAGACCCAATCATATGGAGAATACTAGCAGTATTTAATCCATTTTTACTAATCTATTTAATACTATGGGCAGTATTGCCGGTAGATAAAACAAAATAATACTATGGGAAGTCAATT